GCAAATTCTTTGCAGAACCCCTAGAATTTCTTCTAAGAATTCTTATAAAGAACCTACTCAAATTTTATGTAAATATTTCTGGATACTTCCAGAGGGAAAAATCTTGGCTTCAACAAGATTAAGAAAAACCCTCAAGAACCCAGGCTTTTATGATAAAATTAACTGAGTACAAAACCCCACCTACGTATCATACCGTAAGCCTTTTAACTGGCGACCACAGAGAATGAAACTTCGTTTCATCCCTGCGCAACGTCGACAGTGCTTCAATCCCTCTCAAGATTGATGGATAACCCATACGTACCCTAACGGCCTCGTCTAAGTTTTTCCGATGAACTGGATTATCATAGTTAACCATAAGGTCACCAAACGATGTCCACTTCTCATGCAACTCAGACTCCAGACTAGCATCACAAGGTACCTTTACAGGACGACCAAGCACCGCCATCCGCTTCACAGGATCGCTCATTAAAACAACATTATTATCACCGTCTGGCACAATGTATTGCGAACAGATGTACCCCACATCGGTATCGTAAGCTTTAACTTGCAAATTCACCACGGCCGACATGTACGACATGCCGCCCCTGAGATCAAGTTTCGCCCCACGATAACCCACCACACTATCATCACCAAGGAAAACCGCATAGGCAATGTCGTCGATATCAAGTCGGAAACCCCGAACGATAGAGAAAACATTAACAATCGTATTCCCAAGCGTAGTAGTACCGGTCCCGGACTTCCGCTGGTACGCAACGAAAGCACGAAATCCAGCCGCGACTGAGCTAATCTCTCCATACTCGCAAGCATTCACCCAGACTTCAAGTACGGCAGGGTCCAATCCAAGTTTCTTATAGACTAACCTCTCTAACTCCAACGAAACGTAGTCTTGAGATTTATCAAACTTAGATATGTCACCCTCGAAGTTACGAAGACCCGCCGGTCCACCAGCAGCTAACACTAAAGAACGTATAGCACGTTGCATGTCCGCAGCGCTTTTACGCATCTGTATCACCACTTTAGGGTGCATTAGTCTACAAAACCTAGCAGCCAAAGTCACGAACATCGGACTAAACAAAGCGTTTACCCTCTTTTGGTGAAATACAACAGTTTGCAACGCGTTGTATTCAGCAGAGGCGGACGAGTCGAGTTTAGGTTTAACCTGAGCCTTAATCATAAGTTGGTAAACATTCAACACTGCATCACTAACACTATGAGTA